GCGCGGCCAAGTACGGCCCGTACAACTGGCGCGAGCACAAGGTGAGCGCGTCGGTCTACTACGGCGCGATGCGTCGGCACATGGACGCATGGTGGGACGGCGAGGACCTGTCGCAGGACGCGCTGGTGCATCACCTCGGCCATGTCATGGCCTGCTGCGCGATCCTGCTCGATGCCATGGCGGTCGGGAAGCTCAACGACGACCGCCCGCTCCCTGGGGGCGTGGCGCGCTTGCAAGCGGAGTACGCGCACAGCTCGGCACCGCCGCCGCTCAACCCCGTGCGCCAGGACACCGGCGACTGAGATGCGGTGCCCGAAGTGCGGCGCCGAGGGCGCCATTCGCAACGGCAGCGGGCGAGGGCGCTGCCCGGTCGGTCGGCACAGCTTCGTCATCCGCCCGCAGGACGAGCCCGACGAGACNCTGGCCGCCGCGCGCGGCTGGTCGCCTGAGCACCAGATGGTCCACCCGGCGGCGCCGGGCTTCAACGTCAAGGGCACCTCCACGCTGTACCGCGAGGACGGCANCGTNGCGGCCCAGTGGGTCAAGACGACCGCCGATGCTCAGGCGCGCGAAGCGGCCCTTGTCGCAGCCGTCGAGGCCATGGCCGCCGACCTGCCGCGCGTCCGTGCGCGCAAGGCCAAGGGCACGTGGCGAAACGACCTGCTGACGGTGTACCCGATCGGCGATCCCCACTTCGGGATGCTGAGCTGGCCGGACGAGACGGGCGAGGACTGGAACCTCGACATCGCCCGGCAGGTGCACGCCGATGCCATGGCCGCCCTGGTCGAGGCCGCGCCGCGTACCGAGACGGCCGTCGTGGTCAATCTCGGCGACGCCCTGCACTTCGACAGCATGGAAGCTAAGACGCCGCGCAGCGGGCACCTGCTCGATGCCGATGGGCGCTACGCCAAAATCATCGATGTGGCCATCGTCACGATGCGTCAGTGCATCGAGTCGGCGCTGTCCAAGCACAAGCGGGTCCATGTCATCTGCGTGCCCGGAAATCACGACGAGACGGGCGGCATGTGGCTCGCTCGCCTGCTCGCCATCGCCTACGAGCGCGAGCCACGGGTGACCGTCGACACCTCGCCCGGCGTGTTCGCTTACTACCGATTCGGCAAGGTGCTGATCGGCGTCCACCACGGACACACCTGCAAGCCGGACAAGCTGCCGGGCGTCATGGCTGCCGACCGCGCGCGCGACTGGGGCGAGGCCGAGCACCGGCACTGGCTGACCGGGCACGTGCACCACGAGAGCCGGAAGGAATACGCGGGCGTGACGGTCGAGAGCTTCGGTACGCTGGCTGCGCGGGACGCATACGCCACGAGCGGCGGCTGGCGCTCCGGGCGCTCCATGCAGGCGATCGTGTACCACGCCGAGCACGGCGAGGTCGCGCGGTCGAAGGTGACGGCCGCCATGTTCGAGCGGGAGGCCGCATGACGACCGTGGTCTGGGACGGCCGCACGCTCGCGGCAGATCGGCGCATGGCCGGCCACATGACCACCTGCAAGATTTTCCCGATCGACGGCGGCTACGTCGCCGGCGCCGGGACCATGGATCAGCTGGTCGAGGTCGCCGCGTGGCTACAGGAGGGCGGGGACAAGCCCCGGCTGCCCGATGACCCCGAGTCGGAGTTCATCGTCGTGCGTGGCAGCGAGGCCTTCTGGCTGTCCTGGCCGTATCTGCGCGAGGTCCGCATTCGCGAGCCCTTCGCCGCGCTCGGGTCGGGCGCGGAGTACGCGCTCGGGGCGCTTGCCATGGGCGCCGACGCAAGGACCGCCGTCGAGGTGGCGGCACAGTTCGATCCACACACAGGAGGCGGCGTCGACGCCGTGGATACCGCATGAACACTCGAGACAACGCCGAATCCATCGTACAGGATCTGCACGACATGGCCTGCGACGGAGACGTCGCCGAGGTCATGGTGTTCGTGCGCGACGCATCCGGGCGCCTGCTGTGCGCTTACGCGAGCGACGACATGCAGGCATTCATCGACGACGCGCGGGCGGTGCTCGCGGACGCCGAGGCCAACCCCAGCCCGCGGAGGACGCTGCAGTGATGCGGGACCAGTTGGACGCAGCCGCCATCGAGGGCGGCAAGGTGGCGACCTACGGTGGCGGCGCGAGCGCGGTCCTGTTCGGGCTGACGGCCAATGAGCTCGCCGCCCTGGGCGGCATCGTCGTGGGCGTGCTCGGCCTGCTGGTGCAGTGGTACTACAACCGCCGCCGCGACCGCCGCGAGCAGGCCGAGTTCGAGGCGCGCATGGCCGCATTCCGGGGGGCGCCGCATGAGCCGTTCGACTGACCCGAGGCCCGGGCCGGTCCGGGTGATCGTCGCGGCGCTGACACTGAGCGCGGCGGGCCTGATCGGCATCGCCACGCACGAGGGCTACACCGAGCGCGCCGTCATCCCGACGAAGGGCGACCGGCCGACCGTGGGATTCGGCTCGACGGTGCGCGAGGATGGGACGCCGGTGCAGATGGGCGACCGCACGGATCCGGTGCGCGCGCTGCGCACGGTCCAGGCGCATCTCGACCGCGAGGAGCGCGCGTTTCGCGAATCGCTTCCCGGCGTGGCCCTGACGCAGGGCGAGTACGACCTGTACATGGATTTTGTTTACCAGTACGGCATCGGCAACTGGCGGTCATCGAGCATGCGCCGGCACCTGCTGGCCGGCGAGTACCGCGCCGCCTGTGACGCGCTGCTCCTGTGGCGCAAGGCTGGCGGCTATGACTGCTCGACGCTGGTCAACGGGCAGCCGAACAAGCGGTGCTGGGGCGTGTGGACGCGCCAGCTCGAGCGACACCAGAAGTGCATCGCGGAGCAGGAGCCGTGATCCGCGTCCTGTTGGCCGCCGTTGCCGTGTTGTTCGCCCTGCTGGGCTGGTCGCTGTGGCGGGCCGAGCGCGCGGATGGCCGCGCCACCGCCGCCGAGGCCGCGGCCGCTGATGCCCAGGCCCAGCTCACCGCGACGCGCGCCGCCATGGTGCGCGACGCCATCGCCGACACGGAGGCCGCCACCGCGCGGCGCGCCGTCGAGGGCCAAGTCGCCGAGCACCACGAACGTGCCCGGCGCGTCGAGGAGATCGCCCATGCACCGCGTCCGCCTGTTCCTGTTGTCTGCCCTCTGCCTGACCCTCGCCTCGTGCGCGAGCTGGAAGAGGGAGCGGGTCGTGTTCGTTCCGCCGCAGATCGATTGCGAGGCCTTCACCCCGCCGCAGGTCCCGGAGCCGCAGGCGCCGCGGACTGACGAGCGCCAGCTGGCCATCTGGCAGCTCTACGCATGGAACTGGCAGGCGTACGCCGAGCACGTGCTGACCCAGCGCGTCGAGACAGCGGCGTGCCTGCATCGTCTGAAACAGCAAGGAGTCATCAGGTAACACCATGGCTGGCAAGAAGCACGCCAACAGCACCACGTGGCAGAAGGGCAAGTCGGGCAACCCCGGCGGCCGCTCGCCGCGCGTCGGGCCGAACGGCGAGACCATCGCGCAGCTCGCGCGCGCTCATACGGCGGAGGCCCTCGCCACGCTCGTGGAGGTCTGCAACAACAAGGGCGTCGATCCACGCGATCGGGTGAGCGCGGCCAACGCGATCCTGGATCGTGGCTGGGGCAAGCCCAAGGAGTCCGTCGAGCTCGACGCGAGCGTCAAGACCAACGTGCCGGTGATCAACCTGACGGTCACGCGCCCGGCAGAGGATGAGCGCGCTTAACCTCAGCCTGCACGCCAAGCAGACGATCGCCTTCGAGTCTCCCGCCACGGAGATCCTCTACGGCGGCGCCGCGGGCGGCGGCAAGTCGCACCTGTTCCGGGTGGCCGCCATCTCGTGGTGCGCCGAGATCCCCGGCCTGCAGGTGTACCTGTTCCGCCGGCTGTTCGACGACCTCTACAAGAACCACATGGAGGGGCCGACCGGCTTCCCGGCACTGCTCGCCCCGTGGATCGACGCCGGACACTGCAAGCTCAACCTGTCCAAGAACTTCATCGAGTTCTGGAACGGGTCGAAGATCCACCTGTGCCACCTGCAGCACGAGAAAGACGTGCTCAAGTACCAGGGCGCGGAGATCCACGTCCTGATGATGGACGAGCTGACGCATTTCAGCGCCAGCATGTACCGTTACCTGCGCGGCCGCATGCGCCTAGGCGGGCTGGTGGTGCCTGAGCGGTACAAGGGCCGGTTCCCGCGCGCCATCTGCGGCAGCAACCCGGGCGGGCCGGGTCACAACTGGGTCAAGGCCGGCTTCGTCGACCTCGCGCCGCCGCTGGCCATCACGCCGATGCCGAAGAGCGAGGGCGGATTGCTGCGGCAGTACATCCCGGCGCGACTGGACGACAACCCGACGCTGGCGGCCAACGACCCGGACTACGCCAGCCGCCTCGAGGGCCTGGGCAATCCGGCGCTCGTGCGCGCGATGCTCGAGGGCGACTGGAACATCGTCGCCGGCGGTGCGCTGGACGACGTCTGGTCGCCGCGCGTGATCGTGCCGCGGTTCAAGGTGCCGTCGAGCTGGTACGTCGACCGGTCGTTCGACTGGGGTTCGGCGCACCCGTTCTCCGTGGGCTGGTGGGCCGAGGCGGACGGGTCGGAGGCCACGCTGCCCGATGGCAGCACGTTCTGCCCGCCGCGCGGCTCTCTGGTGCTGTGCGGCGAGTGGTACGGTGCCAAGGGGCCGAACGAGGGCTTGAAGATGAGCCCGCGCGACGTGGCGCTCGGCATTCTGGAACGCGAGGAAGCCATGCTCGCGGACAAGTACATCCCGCGGCGGCCGAAGGCCGGCCCGGCCGACAACCAGATCCGCGCCGTGTCGCAGCCTGGCACGCCGACCATCGCCGAGGAGATGGAGCGGGTGGGGGTGAAGTGGCTGCCGTCGGACAAGGCGCCGGGCAGCCGCAAGAACGGTCTGGAGCTGTTGCGCTCACGCCTGCGAGAGGCCGGCAAGGAGCACCCGGAGAACCCGGCCATCTACTTCATGGAGCACTGCCGGAACGCGATCGCGCACCTGCCCGTGCTGCCGCGTGACAGCAAGGACCCGGACGACGTGGATTCGTCGGCCGAGGACCACGACTACGACATGGTGCGCTACCGCGTTCTCGCGGCCAAGCGCCCCGCAACCGTCATCAAACTGGGATTCGCCACATGAGCGTTGAGTTTGTCCGCCCCGAAGTCACCGCCAAGGCCAGCGCCTGGAAGTTGGTCCGCGATTGCGTGGCCGGCAGCGAGGCCGTCAAGGCGGGCGGGTACGTCATCCCCGTCAACCCGCACGACACGAGCCCGGAGAACCGGCTCCGAAATGAGCAGCGGGTCAAGCGCGCGGTCTTTTTCAACGCGACGGGCCGCACGCTGCCGGCGCTTCTGGGCATCGCGTTCGGCAAGTGGCCGGAGGTCAAGCTGCCACCCGGCCTCGAACACCTCCTGGACGACGCGGACGGCGCTGGCGTCGGACTGATCAATCAGTCGCAGTCTGTGGTGTCGGAGGTGCTGCAGACCGGCCGCGCCGGCCTGCTGGTCGACTACCCGTCGGGCGGCCGCGGCCTGACCGTGGCCGAGGCCGAGGCGCGGGGCCTGCGCCCGACGATCCAGCTCTACCCGGCCGAGCAGATCATCAACTGGCGCACCGAGAA